ACGTATATTCAAACCACGCTCGGCCAACTGAACTTCTTTAAATGGGCAATTGAAAATCAGGTGCTTCGGTATATCCACGAGAACTACTCCGTGATCGAGTCGGACATGAATATTCGAAATAATACCTCGCGCAAGATGGCGAAATCGCATCAGACATCGTCGGCTACTGTTGATGGTTGCGAAATAAAGGTTGGCGAATTGACATGTGGTCCTACCGACGATTCCAGCACCTCTGCGAAAATCAAACACCGCAAAAAACGCGAAGAGTTGTCATCCTCTGCGACAAAAGGTATCAAGAGAGAATTCGTTGATATCGTGATTACGTTTGATTAGACATTCATTCGTAAATTAGATAAAAACAAATAATATTGTTAGTATAACTAGGAATATTATTTACGACTGTGTTCATTTATTCAGATAAATATGGGCAACCAAGTTTCGCTTATTCCCAAAGTCAGCTATGAAGACTTACAAATGGTGATCTATCGAAATTTGAATATTCAACATTCTACACTGATCATCAATACACTTCCGCCATCTCTCCAACACTGTCTTATCAAAACTACGGTGGATATACGTTTCGAAGAACGAGTCGTGAATACATTTATTCAGAAGAAGCCGGATATTATGATTATTGTTTATGGCAAGAATTCGAATGACATCACGATATTACACAAATATGAGCAATTGGTGAAACTCGGTTTTACGAATGTCCATATTTATACCGGAGGTATATTCGAATGGATGCTTCTCCACGAAATCTACGGAAAAGACCTGTTCAAAATAACCAAGCATGAAATCGATATTTTGCGGTATCGCCCAAAGTCGGTGCTTCTGGCAGCGATGGTGGGGGGCGGTGGCGGTTCCGATGCCTTTGGTGGTTATCTTGAAGACGGGACGACCTCCGTAGGAGGAGGCGGCGGCACAGGCGAAGAATATGGTGCCGAAAGAGATATTCGCATAAATATGCCACAGGAAAATACGAATGAAAGCGGAAGTTTAATATCGACGGGTATTCGGTGGTTATTCGGCGCACAATAACGAATATAAACACCGGCGTGTAAATAGTAACAGAACAACCAAACCATGAAAATCTTCGTCCTTCATTATTCAAAACTAGCCCACCGAAAGCGCTTTATTCTAAATCAGTTTGCTAGGCATGGCATCACTGACTACGAGTTCATCGAGAGATTCGATAAGGACGCGATTACAGACGATGAATGCCCCGAGTTCAGTAAAAAATATGTCAGCACTCGACGAGCCGAATTATCCCTGCATCTGAAGCACATCCATGTATATCGGGAAATGATGCTTCATGACTACGAGGATGTTTTAGTATTTGAAGACGACGTCGTTCTCTCCGACGATTTCATGAATAAACTCAAGGGTTACATGACACAATTGCCGAAGGATTATGACATGTTGTTTATTGGTGACGGTTGTAATTTACATATTCCGAAATATATGCAGGTGCCGAATAAAAACATCTATGAGAAATGCCTTCACGAAACCAAGTGGGGCGGCAACGGTGCTGCGCGTTGTACCGATAGTTACGTCATTCATAAACGGTGTGCGAAGAAGATATGCGATTACATAGTGAATCTGAAGACTAAAATCGATTCACCAAACGGCGGCGTTGATTGGTGGCTCAACGACGTTGCGAGAGAACTTTCTCTCGAAGTATATTGGGCCGAACCGACGATTGTAACGCAAGGTTCGCAAATCGGATTGTTTAGTCGGTCGATTTAGATACAATCATCATCATTTTTGTATAATACGACAAGCGCAATTTGTCATAATTGAATTCGTTCTTATCCAGCTTGTCTTTGAATTGCGCGATTGTATGAACTAATAAACGGAGCGAAACATCCTCCCACTTATCTACAATAAGAACAGGCAGACCATCGAATAGTTCATTAAAAACAGATGAACGCACAATCGGAATACATCCGCATAATAATGCTTCCCACGTTCGATGACAGTCCATGCCGTTGCCAAATGGCGATAATACGAAGGCGTATTCCGACATATTCCGCCATGTCTGGGTTCGCGGTATAAAACCATTTTGCTGAGAGATGAGATCGGCTGGTATTGTGCCTACAGCACTAATTCGGTCGTTGAAACGGTCAGGACATAACAGCACATTCGAGTAGATTCGTAATTTGCGCTGGTAAAACGGTTTCATATCAGCGTCGCGTATGTACTCTACGAGTATTCGTTCTTGTTCTACCGGTGTTGTCATGCCCCCTTCGATCGAAGAAGAAGAAGAAGAAGATGAATGTGCCACCCACGGGTGATTCGGATTGGCGCGAATCGTATGATAATCCATCCCAATCGGTATTTGCGTTAGTTTATGTTGGGCGGTCTCGATCGCCGCATCGAGTGTCGTCTGTGCGTTGTTGGCGGATTTGAAAACAGCTGCGCCGGCATTCCATAGCTTTGTTATTTTCTCCTTTAAAAAACCGCGACAATCTTCAATATCCATATTTTGACTGAAGAGCCCGCGCATATTCGGATTCAGCATAAACATGACGAACTGATTCGGGTGGGCTGGAACTGCTTCGCGAAACATCGTAAGATCGCCGTCTCCACATACGACAATATATGGAACGCGGATTTGTGGCGCATATGCTTGAATAAATGACTGAAACGCGTCACAGCAAACATAGATACTGACTGGCGGTGATGGCACGCGGGCGCTTGCGTAGTTCTTCTGCGAGACAATAAAATCCGAGATATATTGTAAATCTCTCGGACAACTTGATTTCGGATTCATGGAACGCACCTGACACGACTTCAATAACCCCCGGCTCGATACGAATTCACATGCGGTTTCATCATCACATGCCGACATTTTATAACAGCGCTATGAATAAAAAGGTAAATTATTATTGTTCAATACGTATTGAATAATAATAATAATAATAATAAGGTTTAATTTGTTTTATCGGACGCTCCTCCCGCCGTCAATAATCCGCGAATAAACTCCGTAATGCGGTCCATCCTTTTTGAAATAAGGTCGGGTGTTTCATTCATATCTTCATCTGCGGGCAATTCCAACAACGGACATGTATTTGCGCGAATCCAGGATTCATGGTAGTCATGACAACGTTGGATGTAATCGGATTGTATCGTTTCACCCGCACGCGCACGCTTACCGATGCGCTCCATACACACACACGGCGATGCGTTGATATAGACGATACCCGCCAACGGAACATCGGTCAAGAATTCATCGAACCACATCGTATAAATCCGAAACTCGTCATGTGAAATATCGCCGGCATCATACAACATCTTTGCGAAGACGTTCCGGTCTGTTTCAACACTTCGTTCGGTGATAATCAACTTGATTTTGGGGTTTTTAACCGCCTTTCGCAACAAAGACAGCCGCGAAATATACGCCATCATCTGAAATTTGAACGCATTTGCGCGGATATCCTTATATAAATTTGTAATAATATTCACCCCATCCTTGTCGCATATTTGGTTCCATAATGCGACCGGTTCATCTACAAAACACACCTCATCTTCAAATGAGGCGATCGTCGGGAAAATCCGCGCATCGGCAGCATTCATTCCATTTTTAAGATATTGCTCATATTCGTAACATGTCGTGGATTTTCCTGAACCGATATTTCCATCAAAGCTTACAATAATTGGAACAGGTGACGACGACATACTGATGGATACTGATGATAGACTGATGCGGGTTGGATGGGAGTGGTGATATACTCTAGAGATGTATATTTAATTCAATTTATGTACGCATAATCCAGTTATAATACTTTTATCACTAAAATTGATTTAAAACGATTATTAAAATTGTAATGTATTGAAGTTATTCGTAACGATTTAATTATACATATGTCGTCCACTCTTGTTCAAGTGAAACTTACCGGCGAAGAATGGAACGGTGTCGAAATAATGGAACCAGAAGAAGAAATGCGCATCTTGAAACTCATCATCGACGGGTTTAGTAGTGTAAATATCACGTTTAGTACGCATCAATCGCTCATATCGCGGTTGAAAATAACACAAACCCCCGAGATGGAGGATTTCATCTTTGATGAATATTTCAAGAAGCGCGTTGAGGCCATAATAAGTAAGCAGGTAATCGCCGTCAGAAGTAGCCCGTTTAAACTCAGCGCAAAATCGAAGAAAGTCATGAAGAAGGTTGATCTGATGAGAATACACAATATGAATACTACATTTGGAGGTTCTGGTGATACATATGACCACCATATTATGAATACAATCGAATCAATGATCGAACTGAAAGGCGGCGGCGGCGGCGGCGGCGGCGGCGGGATCGGCAGCCCAAACGAATGGCTGAAGGATTATTATACACTGAAACTTATGCTTCAAAAATCAGTCATCGGAATTAATGCCCACATCATCGATTTTGCCACCTATATCATCGACGAATTCAAAGACGATGTCAAAATCGCCGATTTTCTTCGTAATGCGTATCGATTCATCGAACAGAACGACGCCGTCTTCAAATATGCGGATTTTCAATTATACGAGCACCAAAAAGAACTCTTCACTATCGCAAAACGCCCTGATTCGAAACTTGTATTGTATATCGCGCCAACGGGAACGGGCAAGACGCTTTCGCCGCTGGGGTTGTCGGAGAAATACAAAATCATCTTTGTTTGTGCCGCTCGACACGTCGGGTTGGCGTTGGCGAAAGCTGCGATTTCCGTGAAAAAACGCATCGCATTCGCATTCGGGTGTAGCAATATAGACGATATCCGTCTTCATTATTATGCGGCGAAGGAGGCAACCCGCGACAAACGCAGCGGCCGTATTCGCAAAGTAGATAACAGCATCGGTGATAATGTTGAAATCATGATTTGCGATATTCGGTCTTACTTGCTCGCCATGCGATACATGATGGCATTTCACCCCCTTGATAATTTATTGATGTATTGGGATGAGCCAACAATATCACTTGACTACAAAGACCATGAAATCCATCCGATTATTCATCGAAACTGGAGCGGAAATCTTATTCCAAATGTCGTGTTGTCGTCGGCTACATTACCGCGCGAGGATGAAATAATGACCGTTATTCAGGATTTTAAGGTGAAATTCCACGATAAGGGGGCGGAAATATACAGCGTGGTCAGTCATGATTTCAAAAAATCAATCCCGATTGTCAATCAGGGCGGATTTATCGAACTTCCGCATTACATGTTTGGTGCCGATTATGATCAGGTGCTTGAATGCGTCGAGCATTGTAAAATGTACAAGACGTTGATGCGGTATTTCGACCTTCGGGAGATTTTGCGGTTTATTGGACTGGTTACAAAACCATTCGACAGCGACGACAGCGACAGCGAGGACAGCGACGACAGCGACGACAGCGACCCAGCCGAGAAGAAGAAGAAGAAAAAGGCCGACATCGTTGATCCAGACACCGATGATAACCGGAATCTCGTGATCACATCCAACCGTTATTTACCCGAGAACATGTTCATCGATATTAGCGATATTACGATGACGAGTATTAAGGAATATTATTTGACTCTACTTGGAAATATTCGCCCGAAATATTGGACGCGTATTTACGAGACACTCGCCGGTGTCCGCAAACCCAAATTCGCGTCGGTTGTCAATTTATCCACAAGTGATGCGCATACACTCACGGATGGGCCTACCATTTATTTGACCGAGTGTGTAGATAAAGTAGCCGCATTTATGGTTCAAATCGCAAAAATTCCCACGATTGTCATGGACGATATTATGGACACAATTGATTTCAATACGCGTATTCTGGAAGAAATCTCGAAAACCGAAAAAATGATCAAAGACCTCGAAGGTGAAAGTGGCAGCAGCAGTGGCGGCGGCGGTGGCGGTGCGGGCGGCGCGGATGACGAAAAGAAAACACGTAAATTCACATCGGATACGCGCATCAATCCAGAAACACAGCGTCTTCATATCAAGGTCGATGATCTGAAGAAGTCGGTGAAATACACGGCACTGAATGACCTCTTCGTTCCGAATCGTTTAGAGCATGTAAAGCGATGGACCATGCGAACGGCGATTTCCAACGAATTCACATCCTTCGTTGAAGATGATATCGTCGCGCAGATCATGCTCTTGAGTGTCGAGTCACACTGGAAGCTCTTACTCCTTATGGGAATCGGTGCTATCACAAACTCTACCGACCAGAAATATACGGATATTATGAAGACACTCGCAAAGCACCAGAAGCTGTATTTGATTATTACAGCATCTGACTATATCTACGGAACGAATTATCAGTTCTGCCATGGGTATATCGGCAAAGACTTGGAGGGGATGTCGCAAGAGAAGGCAATCCAATCCATGGGGCGTATCGGGCGCGGCGCTATCCAGCAGGACTATACGATTCGTGTTCGCCACGACGCGATTCTGCGCCATATCTTCACAGCACTACCGAGCGCGGATAAGCCGGAGGTGTGTGCGATGAACCGGTTGTTTGTCACGGATGCCGCGGGACCGGATCTTTAATTAGGTATAAGATTAAATATTAATGCTTATTATATTATTTATATGATAAGTATATATACTTTATTTTTATGAGTGGAAGAGGATTTCGCAATCCAACTATTTTGCCACAACATCAAGAATGGGCAAGACCGTTTCCATCAGTAGGCACGTTTGAAGATAGAAATTGTGTGTCGATAGATAATTTTGGGTTGTATATTGGCAAAATTGAACATTATGAATATTACAAAGGTGTCTATAATGAAACGTTAATATCAGCAATTCAAAAAATTAAAGATGATATGACTCGTAATGTTAGAACGAACCAATATACTGAGAATGAAATAAACTTAATCAATGAAATAAAGCGTATTATACTCTCTGAACAGCAAACTAATGAAAGCGGAAATACATATGACGATCGTAGAACCAAAACGATATGTCCGAATTTATTACGAATTATTGGTTTATTATCAGTTAATACTGGTGGAAAAAATAGACGACATACAAATAAACAAAAAAGACGCAAACATTCACATAAATATCGTAAATCTAGAAAAACTCGTAAATGTAATAAATCATCTAGATAAAAATGATGGTTACAATTATAATACTTCCAACCCATCTGACCTAACTGAACATCTCTTCAATCAATTTCTCCAACGTATCATACTCGACCGTCCATCCTAACTGTCGACGCGCTTTTGTCGCATCACCCAATAAAAATTCGACTTCACATGGACGGAAATACCGCGAATTTATTTTTATTCGGGTCGTCCCATCCACCGCGTCCTTCCCTACCTCACTCAGACCCTCCCCGCTCCATTCGATTTTTATACCCTTGAACGCAAACGCCTTCTCAATAAATGAACGAATCATATGCGTCTTCCCCGACGCAAGCACATAATCATCCGGACGATCCTGTTGTAGCATCAACCACATCCCATATACATAATCTTTAGCATGACCCCAATCTCTCTGACTATCGATATTACCCAGCTCGATACACGTCTGTTTTCCATCCAATATACCTTTAATCCCATTTACAACCTTCATTGTTACAAAGTTCTCGACACGACGCTTACTTTCATGATTGAATAAAATCCCATTTACTGCGTATAATCCGTAAGCTTCACGATAAACCTTCGTCGTATAATGACCATATACCTTTGCGACTGCGTAAGGCGATACCGGATTGAATGGCGTGTTCTCGTTTTGCGGGGTTTCTTTGACCGCTCCGAACATCTCACTCGTCCCCGCTTGATAAAAACGTATCTTCTTCTGTATTGATTCAGGTTGGCTTCTTATAATTTCCAATAAACGTAATACGCCAATCGCATCAACATCCGCGGTATATTCAGGTATTTCGAATGAGATCGCCACGTGGGATTGCGCGGCCAAATTATATATCTCGAATATTTCAAAATCAGGATGGGTTTGGAGGATGGAGTGAATATAATTCGATAGTCCAGCCGTATCTGTCATATCTCCGTAACGTAATTCGAGCTTATCGCGAATGTGCTCAATTCGTTTATGTGAAAACAGCTGCGACGTTCTGCGGACAATACTGAATACTTTGTAGGCCTTTTCTAGCAGAAGTTCGGCCAAATAAGATCCATCCTGACCGGTTATTCCAGTAATAAATGCGAGTTTCATATATTAAATATATAATAACTACATTGGTATTTATTATGTTTTTACATAATATAACATATCCCGTATATTCCGTATATTCTGTACTATGTCGTCTTCATCCGTTGTCGTGCGCCCCCCTCGCCGCACCGCCCTCCTCATCGGCATCAACTACAATAACAACCCCGATGCCACCCTAAACGGGTGCTATAATGACATCGTTAATGCCGGTCAATATTTACGCACCGTTTTAGGTTACGCGCCTTCCGCGATTACATTACTGACGGATGGCAATCGTGGTGCTGCTGGTGCCGGAACTGCGTCGGCTGTCGCCCCCACCCGCCAAAATATTATCGAAGGAATGGCCGCACTCGTCGCTGGAATGGTCGCCGGCGATGAAGCCGTTTTCCATTACTCAGGCCACGGAACGCTCGTCCGTGATACCAACGGCGATGAAGTCACTGGACTCGACTCGTGTCTTTGCCCACTTGATTACAACACACCCGCATCCGCAGGAGGTGGCATCATTACGGACGATGAACTCCGCGCACTCCTTGTGAATCGTGTGCCACGCGGTGCGCGTCTCTACCTCATCCTTGATTGCTGCCATAACGGCACGGGTTGCGATGTCCGTTTTAAATACGAAGATTTCAGTTTGCTTCTTAGACCACCATCGGCCGGACGCGCGGCGGCTTGGCTCACCCGACAGAAGGCATTCGCCAACGGGAAATACACCGTGACCGCCGGCGAAGTCTTCATGATTAGCGGAAGCCGTGACGAACAAACATCCGCCGACGCGTATATCAACAACGCGTTTGCCGGCGCGCTCACATACGCCGTTTTCTCCATTCTCCGCGCCAACCAAGCCACCATCCGCACATATTCATGGAGCTCACTCCTCCGCGATGTCCGTCATTTTATGCGCGCCAATCGTTATTCTCAGATCCCACAGGTGATGACCGGACAATTAATTTCTCCGGCGCGGCCGGTTTTCGCGGTGGCGGCGGTGGCGGCGGGGGTCACGCGCGGTGCCGATTTAGAAGGGAATATCGGTTCTAATTCGATGACTTCAGGTTCTAGAAGTATATCGACCCCAACGATGTTTCATTTTACACCAAATTCCGGTTCAAAAAGGAACTCGAAGGTCCCTATTCAATTCATTCACTAATTGCGATTTTTTGGATGATGCGACGCCGGCGCGATATATTGTAAAAAAATTGAAATCTTTTTCTTACAATATCCTACATACAGCGATTAAGCAAACAACAACAACAACCGATACAGCAGAATGACCGTGAATCCGAATTTGGCTGCGCTTATGCGCGTGATTGAAGACAACCAAGACAAAATGCCTGAAGGTGAGTATCTTGAAGCGATGAATGCGTTGGGCGCACTCCATCGTGAAATACCGACGGCGGCGATGGGCGGTGGCGCTGCTGGCCGCCCTCCTCCATCCTACGCGGCGTCGTCCCCGCTGTTTCAATTCAACGTCGTCGGACTTCCTGCTGGAATGGACATCATTGAACACGCCGCATGGATTCGCGTGAAACATAACCATCCCGAACACTTCGGGATTCTCGCCGAAGATTGGATGGAAATTCCCCGAGACGACCGAAACAGATTCCTCCGTGAAGCAACCGAGATGACCGTGAATCGATTCGAACAAACTTGCCAAAACCGTGACCCTGAAGAGGCTCCCTTCATGGCAAGACACGCTGTGGGGATGTGGCACCCGAACTGCGAATATTCATGGGAATGTGTATGCGGATACAAAGGCCTCTGTAAAAACTGGAAAAATCACGAACAAAGCGACCGCCACCAAGATTGGGCCAAACATCGCACTGTCGGCCGCCGAAAAATTGGAAACATGAAAAGAAAGATTCTGCGCGATGAAGCCGGCGAATTGTTTCGATTCAACCCACTGTCGTCGGCCGACCTAAGCGGAATCAGATGCTTCGTTGTGAGACAAGAGAAGAACGAATGGACGCACCCCGAACTCTATGCGGGGATTCATCGAAGCGCCGACACCAACGGAAAATGGTTCGTCCATCACAGACAACACTTGGCGAGGGTCTATATCCAGTGGTCCGCAAGTGCGTAAGTAAGGTAAGCGTGTAGCGTAGCGTGTAGCGTAGCGTGTAGCGTAGCGTGTAGCGT